CGTGTTTTTTTTTTTTTCTTTAAGGGTGGTAAACTTACAGTCAACATCCACCTTGTCTGCACACCACAGCTGCAAACGTGCCTCACAATATACGTAGGAGGATCCAAGTGACACTTTACATGTCTATGCTCAACTCACGTGGCCAAGGCACTTGTTCAATGCGCTTGGAGAGCACTACTCTTTTAGTGATTTCAAGAGTTTCCACTAAACCAATTGTATACCCATATGCATCCATGATAAATTCGCGCGTACTGTCTTCTGACGCTAAGACTTTTTCCGCGTAGATGCTTTCCACTAATCGGGACAGGTCCACGCCTGATTGGCGGGTGAACCATGACACTTCAGACGGATCGACAATGGCCTTGTCTTCTTCCGATTGATACCGCTGCAGGAATATGTCTCTGAACAGCGGGAAGTGCCTGAACTCGTAAGCGTAACTCAAGGCTTTTCCAGCCATGTAAGCAGAGTCGCTTACGGACGCGTTCTTAGAAGCTCGAGCGTTGAAACGTGCTAATGCTTTGCCTAATTTTGGCATCATACACCACGTTTCAGTATGTACGCAAATGCGCCGAGAAAGCAACGTAGCTTCTCCTGCGACATTCGTGTCAACCGCTTTCAACTTCATTTTCCATTTGCGCGCCCATTCTTCCCATTCTTTCACGTCGAACCAGTATTTACAGACGATTAAAATGTCGTCACCCAAAATGCAAACTTTGCACACCACTTCATCCGGCAGATGGCCGAACTTGTGCATGATGAACGTTCCAAAAATGGTGAAATTGACTGAACAATTTCGGAACGTAGTTTGCGTGGTACCAGTGGCGAACGGTCCGTCCGCTATGGCTCTTAGTCCGTAGTCGTGATTTTTGATTGTGTACTTCACGCCAGCTTTGAACAACTTGCGTAGGTCTTGGGTAGCTCCTAGTTTCTCGTAAACTGCATCAGCGACTCGCCACATTGATCGGCGTTGGAATAAGTCGTTGGAGGAGAAATCACCCTCAAAGCAGAAAGGGAACTCGGGGTCGTTTAAGTGTTGCGCACATTCTGTGTCTTGACGTTTGTAACAAAACATAATGTCACATTTGCCTAGAATGTTATTGCGCGAAAATTCGTTTAGTCGACCCATCATGTTGTTCACGATAGGGCCAGTCAATGCGTTGAAAGCGTCAGTGCTGGCATAAATCAACCTGGGTGCCCAGGTTTCATCATACCGCTTCAAAAGCACTTCAATTTTAACGCTCAAACTCTTCTCATGCAAGTATTGGTAATTGTACTCATTTTCGAAGAGGGTGCCTCGCGCAATGACCATGCGCTTGCGTTTGACTGGATCGAATTTACTTAACCATTCCTCCCATATTTCATCAGAATCCTGATATAACGGGAGGCGAGTTCCCCAACTCTTGATCAGACGTATGCCGTCACGCACTACGTCTTCTTCGATATCATCATCAGGTAGAGGTTGTTTGTTTGCGCGCTTGTCAAATGCAC